GTGAAAAAAATCAAAAAACCGCGTCTTACCGGCTGGATTGTGACATCCGCTTTTCTCTTTGCTGTTATCGGGCTGATTTCGCCGCAACAGCTTCCCGTCACCGTCTATAAGCTCTCGCTTATCTCACTCGCTGCGGTATTAGGCTATTGGCTGGATCGCTCGCTGTTTCCTAAAGCGCGCCCCGGTCTGTTCCTCGAACAAGGCGATGAGCCTGTACCGCGGGGACGTTTCCCGGTTCGGGACGGTCACCACACCGTATTTGCCGCCGCGATGTTACGACGTGCGCTGATTGTGTCAGCCGTTTGCATCGGCGTAGCGATGGGGTTGTGATATGCGACACCTCCTCATCATGCTGTTTTTTAGCCCGATGCTTTTTAGCGCGACGGTCTGCGCCGACGCGATCCCTCGTGCGGCGCAGGCATATCGCAGTGATGTGATACGTAGCGCACGACTGGATTGGGGCATGAATGCCCCGATTGCTGACTTTGCAGCGCAGTTGCATCAGGAAAGTGGCTGGAATCCACGCGCAGTGTCGCCTGTCGGTGCGCAGGGGCTGGCGCAGTTTATGCCGACAACTGCCGATTGGTTTAGCGGCATTGTCCCTGAACTTCGCGCTAATCAACCGTTTAACCCTGCCTGGGCTATCCGCGCGCTGACAGGCTATGACCGCTGGCTGTGGACACGAATTAACGCCCGCAACGACTGCGAGCGCATGGCAATGACCCTGTCGTCCTACAACGGCGGACTGGGGTGGTTACAGCGTGATAAGCAACGCGCGAAAATCGCTGAGAAAGACATCCTGCGTTGGTTTGGCCATGTAGAAACCGTCAATGCCGGGCGCAGTGCCGCCAACTGGCGTGAGAACCGCCATTATCCCGATCGTATTTTGCATCAGTTGGCACCACGGTATTTGAGCTGGGGGAGGGCGAGCTGTGTGGAATAGTCTGTTTATCAATAGCCTGAAATCCTTTCTTTCGCCACGCGTGGTCGCTGTCCTGCTTGTGGTTGTGTTGCTACTCGCGGTTTATCTGACCGGTCGTCATCAGGGGTATCAACTGGCAGAAGCTCTGGGCGATGCCGCGCTGGCGAAACAACAAGCTGCATTTAATGTGTTACAGCAGCAGCAGGCTGAAACCCAAAATCAGTTATTACGTGCAGCGGCGGAGCAATATCAGCAGCAGGTAGAGCGTGGAAATCAACTCGAACAGCGCTATGTCGCAGCGCGTCAAAAACTGGCGGCGGATAACGCCGCTCTGCAACGGAAAATTGACTATGTTACTCAGCAATACATTGACGAAAAAGGCAAAGTTCAGCCTGTGCAGTGCGTGTTTACTCGTGGCTTCGTGCAGTACTACAACGCCGCTTTCGGTCTGCCCGCCAACGGTGCCTCGGACGCTACCGCCGCTGCCCGCCGCACTGGCACAGCGTCCGGTGCCAGCGCAACCACTGACGCCGAATTACAGCCTTCAGGCGTCTCCCAGCGCGACATTCTCGCCAACATCAGTGACAACGGAGAGCGCTATCAGGCGCTGAGTGCGCAGGTTAACGCGCTGCTGGATTACATCGAAACGTTACAACAGGCAGGGGAGGTGACACGTGAAGATTGAAGTGGAATTCTGGTCGTTGGTCGGCCTGTTGTTGTCGTTTATGAGCTTCCTGTTTGCCGCCGGGCGGATTTTGCTCACGCAGATTGAAAAGCGGCTGAACGAGCGTTTCGCCGCCCTGGAAAATGCTCGCCAGAAGAGCGAGCAAGGGTGGACGCGATTGGAACGTGAGTTTTTGGAGTTCCGCGCCGATTTACCGCTGGTTTATGTCCGACGTGAGGATTACATCCGTGGTCAGACGGTCATCGAAGCCAAACTGGATGCACTTTACAACAAACTGGAGCTAGTGCAGCAGCGGTATTCGGGAGGCAATCATGGCTGATACGCAGTGTATTCGACAGGAATCGATGCGCTGGCACTTGCTTATCGCATTAAATAAAACGCGGCCTTACACCGCGAATGAAATGTTCCTGCTAGCGCTGATGCAGCGGCTGTATGCCGATGCCTCAGAGCCGGAGCTGCGTCACGCACTGGATTATCTGGCTGAGCGCAAGATGGCGGTATTGACCAAGGAGGTCGGCGGCGTCTGGCTGGCGAATCTCACTCGTCTTGGTGTGGATGTCGTCGAATATGCGGTTGATTGTATGGTTGGCATTGCCCGGCCGGAAAAATATTGGGATCGGTAATCCCGTTACATTGCTTTCACTTCTGTCTTTGCGCATTATCAGTCTCTCAATATTTCTTTGCGCCAGCACGATTGTGCTGGCGTTTTTTTTAGAAAAATAAACATATTTTTCATGTGATTAGAAATTTTTATCAATAAGTCATTTCGCTGTTTTTTTCTAAAACAGATTAAAAGCCGCAGCCAGCCATTACCCGGATACTAGTGCCATCAACACAGCGGGTGAACGGATATGAATACCAAACCAATTATCGATGCGGTGATAGCCCGCCTCCAGCAGCACTTACCGGCACGGCGGATTGCGTCCTGTCCAGAAAACATTCTGATCGGGCCTGATCTCCTGACACCTGGTGATGTGCTGGTGGGGTATCGCGGTTCCGAATTTTCCGCACCGGAAGATGCGGATTCTCCGGTTCAGACGCAGCGACCACAGCTGGTGGTTGCCGTGCTGTTACCGGAGCTGGATGGCGAAGACGGCGTGCTGGCCACGCTCGATACCGTCCGTCAGGCGCTGGGAGGATACCGACTGCCTGACTGTCATCGCGGTATTCGGCTAGTGCGTGACCGCTACGTTGGTCACACCGAAGGACGCTGGCATTACGCCATCGATTGCACCACAGAAACCCTTTTTATCGAAGACCGCGAGCAGACGGATGGTCCGTTGCTTACCACGGTTAATTATGAGGAGAAAGACGCATGAAATACCGCTACACCGGCCCCGCCAGCGGCGTCACGCTGGCAGATGGTCAGGAAATTCTGCTTTGGCCCGCTCAGGTGACTGAACTGCCAGCAGATCATGAGTACGTGAAAACGCTGATCGCGCTGGGCTATTTGCTGCCTGTCGCGGATCAGGTTCTGGCTGATAGCGCAACGGAGGTGACCCTTGGCCGCTAATTATTTACACGGTGTAGAAACCATTGAAGTTGAAACCGGTGCGCGCCCGGTGAAAACCGTCAAATCTGCGGTGATTGGGCTGATTGGTACGGCACCGCAGGGAGCGGTAAATGACGTCACGCTGTGCCTTTCTGAAAAAGACGCGGCGCAGTTTGGTAGCCCGTTCGACGGTTACACCATCCCGCAGGCGCTGGATGCGATTTACGATCATGGCGCAGGTACGGTGCTGGTGATCAACGTGCTGGATCCGGCGAAACACAAATCGTCGGTAAGTGCAGAACAAGTCACGTTTGACAAAGCCACCAGCACGGCGCAATTGGCAAAGCGCGTGGTTGCCAAGCTGGTGTTGACGGCGGCAGAAGGCGGTGAGCCGTTTGTGGAAGGCCAGGACTATACGTTGGATGCGCAAAGCGGCGTCCTGAAAAACCTGGGGAAAAACATCGATGTTGCCGCTGTGGTTAGCGCGTCTTATGACTTTGCTGATGTCACGAAAGTGACCGCCGCCGACATCATCGGCAGCATCAACGCCGCGGGCAAACGCACTGGTATGAAGCTGCTGAATGATACCTACAATCTGTACGGCTTCTTCGCCAAGATTCTGATTTCTCCGGTGTTCTGTACGCAAAACAGCGTAACGACCGAACTGATCTCGCTGGCCGACAAACTGGGCGCGATTGCCTACATCGATGCGCCAATCGGCACCACTTTTGCGCAGGCGCTGAGCGGCCGTGGCCCGGAAGGCACGATCAACTTCAACACCAGCTCTGAACGCGCTCGTCTGTGCTATCCGCACGTAAAAGTGTACGACGCGGAAACCAACAGCGAACGTCTGGAGCCACTGTCGGCGCGTGCCGCTGGCTTGCGTGCCAAAGTCGATCTGGAGAAAGGTTTCTGGTGGTCGTCGTCCAATCAGGAAATCAAAGGGATCACCGGCGTAGAGCGCCAGCTGTCTGCGATGATTGACGATCCGCAAAGTGAAGTGAACCTGCTGAACGAGCAGGGCATCAGCACCATTTTCAACAGCTATGGTTCTGGCCTGCGTCTGTGGGGCAATCGCACCGCGGCCTGGCCGACAGTGACGCACATGAAGAACTTCGAAAACGTGCGTCGTACTGGCGATGTGATTAACGAATCCATCCGCTATTTCAGCCAGCAGTACATCGATATGCCGATCAATCAGGCACTGATCGATGCGCTGGTGGAATCCGTCAACGCCTACGGCCGCAAGCTGATCGGTGACGGCGCGCTGCTGGGCTTCAAGTGCTGGTTCGATGCCGCACGTAACGAACAAACCGAGCTGGCGGCAGGGCACCTGTTGCTGAACTACAAATTCACTCCGCCACCGCCGCTTGAGCGTCTGACCTTTGAGACGGAGATCACCTCGGAATACCTGGTAACGCTGGAGGGTACTAACTGATGGCCGGGAAAATTGAAGTAAACCGTATTACCAACGCCAACATCTATATCAACGGCACCAACCTGCTGGGGCGTGCGCAGGAAATCAAACTGCCGGATGTCTCCATGATCATGCAGGAGCACAAAGCGCTGGGTATGGTCGGCAAAATTGAACTGCCTGCGGGTTTCGACAAGCTGGAAGGCGAGATCAAATGGAACTCCTTCTACCGTGAAGCGATGCTGGCGGCGGCAAACCCGTATCAATCGCTGGCGTTACAGTGTCGCTCCAGCGTGGAACGCTACGGCTCCCAAGGCCGTATCGAAGAAGTACCACTGGTGACGTACATGACCATCATGTTCAAAAAGAATCCGCTGGGCACGTTCAAACAGCACGAAAACCCGGATTTCAGTAGCGCGTTCAACTGCACTTATATCAAGCAAGTGATGAACGGTGAAGACCTGCTGGAGCTGGATTATATGTCCAACATCTTCATGGTGGGCGGCGTGGATCAACTGAACAGCTACCGCGCCAATATCGGCGGTTAATTTATCTTCCAAGCCCGCCAGTGGGGCGGGCGTTTACATCAATCAGTGAGGTGGTTATGACTGCATATGTTTTTGATATTATTGACCTCGAGCATGATATTCATTTTCAATGTCCCGAAGATGTTTACATCTTGGATGCAGCAGAAGAAGCGGGTTTTACTTTACCCTATTCTAGTCGTGCTGGGGCTGACTCGTCATCGGTGGCTCGATTGATTTCTGGTCAGGTTGATCAAAGTGATGGTTCCTATTTGGATGAAGACCAGAAAGCGGCAGGATTCTTTCTGACGGATACATCTTATCCACTGAGTAACTGCGTTGTTCGCTTCTTTGCGGAAGATGAGCTGCATCGTTAATTATCTCTCTGTGATCGTAATGAAAAGGGGCTTCGGCCCCTTTCTTATGCCCGCCATTTTCGTTTTCTAATTCGCTTTAAAATCGTTATTCCTCGCCGCACGCGATACTGCTCCCGACATTTACTAAGGAGCTGTTATGCACACTGAAACCTATTCTCTGCAATTCCCTTACACCACCTCTGCCGGTCAGCGCGTGGAGTCCATTTCGCTCAAGCGTCTGAAAGTCAAAGATATCAAAGCAGTGAAAAAAATCAGCGATGACCCAAGCAATTGGGACGACGCGCTGCTGTCGCGCATGACCGGTCTGGTGCCGGAAGACATCGATGAGATGGACGCGCAGGACTACATGGCGCTGCAAAAACGATTTCAGCAGCTACTTGGGTTGGATAACGCAACCGGCGCTGCTGTGGAAAGCACAGGCTCTGCTGGCGAGGTGGTTTCGCTTTCAACCGAGTGAGATTGATGCGCTGGAACTGGACGATTTTGAACGCTGGCTAGATGAAGCCAGCGAACAGATAAAACGTGAGAACGGTGAGGAAGACTGATTACTGACAGGATTAATGAATCTACTATTCACCCTAACCCGGCCAGCGACAGGACGCTGGCCGTTTTGCTCCCTCACCACCTGTCTTCTCCCGATTATCACCCGTCCTTTTCCTCGTTTTATCCCCTGTTTGTGATGGGGAAACCAAGCTGGAGCGGCGCAAGCCGCCGTCTCCGAACCGTCCCACAAGGGGCTTTTCTGAATGAGAGTGAACCGTGGATATGCTTTTAAACGGTGTCATGCTGGGCAGGGCGTTTGGTGCCACGCTGGATGACACAAAAAAATCGCTGCAGCCACTTAGCGATAAACTCAAACAAGCTGAGGAGTGGCAGCGTCTGTTTAATCAGTCGCTAGAACGCTTTGGCAACGTCAGTTTGCGCAGCACACAAGTGACGTCCCGACTGAGCCAGTCACTAAGTAAATTGGTAACCAATCAGGAACGGCTGGAGAGTAGCCAGTCACGTCAAGAAACGCTACGTAGCCGTCGGGGTGAACTCGCCGAGGATTTTCAGACTAAGCGTGCGCAGTTTGGTTCTGTCATGAAGCCAATTGTGGCGTCGGTCACATACTATGCCTCATTTGAGGCGCAGTTGCGCGACATCAGCGTTGCACATGGGATATCGACTGAGCAGGAAAAGTTGATGGGGCAGCGTCTGCGTCAAGATTCTCAACGCGTAAACCAAATGCCGGATGCATTGCTCGGGAGTGCCGGGCAATTGCTTGCTCGCGGTATGTCGCTGGATCAGGCAACGGATGTTGCAGCGGTGCTGGGGAAAACCTCAACGGCCTCTGGTGCGGCGTTGTCCGATCTTACCGCACTCTCAGCCACGTTGGATGACGTGTTTAACCTGAAAGGGGCGAAGGCGCAGGAGGAATCCTTCTCCCGCATGCTGGCGGGTACTAAACAGGGATTCTCCATGGCGTCGATGGCGCAATACGCGACGGCGCTGGCTCCAGGATTTACGGCGATGGGAGCGACGGGTAATCAGGCGCTGAGTCAGTTGGTTTCCAGCCTGAGCGCCACGAAAGGCGCGGATACGGAAGTGAACACGGCTGCTCGGCTGGGCAGCTTTATGAATGCTGTGGGGCGAACCGACATTGCCGATAGTTACTACAACGCAGGCGTAGATTACAACGCGTCACTAAAAAGCTATATGAAAGGTGGGTATTCGCAGTACGACGCGGCCGTTCAGATTAGTAACCGATTCATCGACAGTAAGGGCAGCCAATTCCAGCAACTGTGGGATAAGGCCAGCAAAGCGGGCAATGTAGACGCGCAGCAAAGCTTGATGCAGCGCTACGGCTTGCAGGAGGTGTTCCGCACACCAGAAGCGGTAAATCATGCGCTGTCGATGAAGCAGAATTGGCAGAGCTATCAAGCGAACCAACAGCGGATGAACAGCCCGGCGGCTACACAAACGCTGGAGCTCGACTTCGCCCGTCAGAATGACACATTAACTGCGCGCTGGAACCGAATGACAACGTCAGTGATGAATATTGCGCTCAATGTGGGTGAAGCGTTGACGCCAGTATTGGTTTCTCTGAGTGATGCGCTGATCCCTATTTTGGATCAATTGGTGACCTGGACGGCCGCGAACCCTGAACTGGTTCGCGGGATCGTGATGGCGGTTGCCGGTTTCTTCGCGTTCAGAATGGCATTGAGCGGTGCGAAGCTGGGGATTACCACGTTGTTATCACCTTTGCAGAGCGTTTGGATCGGTATTTTGCAGGTTCAGCGCGGCTGGCAATTGTTCAATGCGGGATTAAGAACGACGGGTATATTGCAAGGTGTGGGAGCGGCGCTGAACCGGCTGGTTGGTGGGGCTGGATCTCTGGCTCGCATGCTTGGCGGAGCGTTACGTAGCGGCTTGATGATTGTGGGGCGAACGGTTTTGTTTCTGGGGCGTATGCTGCTGATGAATCCGATTGGTTTGGCAATAACGGCAATTGCGGGAGCCGCTTACCTGATTTACCGATACTGGGAGCCGATTAGCGCGTTCTTTAAAAACCTCTGGTCACACGTTAGCCAGGCGTTTAATGCGGGGTGGGAGGCGCTCAATAATGCGGTATCCGGTGGCGTAGTAGGTATTACAGCTTTACTGCTCGATTGGTCGCCATATGGAGTAATCTATTCAGTATTTTCCAATGCTTTCAATGAGCTGGGTATTCAGCTTCCCGGCAGTCTAAGTGAGCTCGGTGGTGTGATTATTGACGGACTGGTTAATGGTCTGACTAGCGCTTTCCCTGAGTTAAAGGGCGTCCTGAAAACGATCGACGAATTTATTCCTGATAGTGTTAAAGACTTTTTGGGCATTGGTTCGAAAACCGTGTCTATCGAAGCTAGCGGTCAATCTGTGGCTGCCAGTGCTGTAGCCCCGCCAGTTCTAAAACCTACGCCGATATCTGCATTGTCGCTACATGAACCTATTGCTGAAAAGGGCACTGCGCCAACGCCGCAACAACGTGTCGCAATGACCTCCCCAGCCGGAGGAGCGAAAGGCAAGCTCGTTAGTGCGGCTTCTTCCGAGCGTGTTCAGGTTGCTTTCTCTCCCACCATTTATCTCAACGGCCAGAAGGCCGCGCCAACGCCTGAAATGACGAAGACGCTGACGCTTAGCATGAATGAACTGGAAAATATGTTGAACAAGCTGTTCGCTCAGCGTGAGCGCAGGGGGTACGCCTGATGTTTGCGGTATTAGGGAATATTGAATTTAAAGTGACCGCCTACTGGGACGGCTTTAATACGTCATTCGGGGCAGATTATGCCGAGCATAGTCGTATTGAAGGTAAACCCGGTCTGCAATTCATCGGTGCGAAGCTGGACGAGATTCATATTAGCCTGGTGTTTCACCAACAGTATTGCACGCCGGATGTCGAACTGATGCGGTTGAATGAAGCGATGCGGGCGCATCAGGCGATGGCGCTGGTCTTCGGTAATGGGGATTATCGCGGCTGGTTTGTGATTACCGCATTGACCTCGACCAGCCAGCATACCGACGCGAAAGGCAACGTGTTGGCAATGAATGCCGAGCTGACGCTGCGCGAATACATTGGCGATCCGAAGAATCCACTCAAGCCGCCGGCGATACAGACACCTGTTCCTAACGTCAGTGCCATCACGAAAGCCATCGAGAAAGTGAGCGATTTTGCGACCTCGCTACGTACGGCTGTCACGTATGCCAAGAAGGCGCAATCAGCCTTTAAGGCGGTGAAAACCACGGTGCAGATTGTTAAACGGATGAAGAAAAATCCCGAAACGGCGCTGTTGCAAATTCCCGGGCTGCTAACGCAAGTCGGGAATGTATTGACGCCGTTAAGTGAGGTGGAACCGGCGTTTAAAAAAGCGGCAGAGGCCATATCTGATACGGCGGTTCAGGCAGAGAAGATGATGCCTGAAATTACAGCGGTTAATAAAGCGGCGAATGAAATGCTGAAACAGGTCAAGCAAGTTGCCACCTTGTTGCAGGACGTCGACAGCAAAAATGTTATCGAGAAGCTGGAAGCCATCAGTAAGCATGTTGATGCCGCTAGCGACACGTTTAAAGGCGCGGAGCCTGCGCTGAGCAAATTGACTGCGGAAATTGTGAAGAGGGTTAAACAATATGCACCTTGAACATATCACCACACAGGGCGAGCGGTGGGATACCTTGTCCTACCGGTATTATGGCGATCCGCTCGGCTATCCGCGAATCATTGCCGCTAATCCGCAGATCCCCATTGTGCCGCTGTTGCCATCGGGTCTGGTGGTGCTGATTCCGATCATTGAACAGGCAGAGGCCAGCAACGCGGAGGACACCCCACCATGGTTGCGTTAACGGAAGAACTCACGTTGCTCTCTCCCGCTGTGTCAGACGTGCTGCAACCCGCGTTCACCCTGTGGTATCAGCAGAAAGACATCACCAATGATATCGCGCCGTATGTCACCAGCGTGACGTATACCGACAGCATCAAGAATGAATCGGATTCGATAGAAGTCAGGCTCGACGATACCGATGGCCGTTGGATGGATAAGTGGTATCCCGGTACGGGCGATACGTTATCGCTCAAGCTAGGTTATCGCGGCGAAACGCTGTTTAACTGCGGTACGTTCTCGATTGATGAGATTGAGGTTAGCGCACCGCCCAGCGAAGTGATGATTCGCGGCGTTGCGACATCGGTCAACCGTGCGCTGCGAACCAAGTCAAACCGCGGTTTTGAGGACACGACGCTAGCCGCCATTGCGACACGTATCGCGAAAAAGCATCAGTTGATGCTGGTAGGGAAGATTCAAATCATCAAGATTGATCGTGTGACGCAATATGCGGAAACCGATGTCGCTTTTCTAAAGCGGCTCGCCAGCGAATATGGCTATGTCGTGAAAGTGGTTAATGACCAGCTGATTTTTTCCCATCTGGCAACGCTGCGCAGTCAGGCGCCTGTTCGACAAATCAAGCCAACGGATGTCGCGCGTTTTTCACTGCGTGACACCATCAGCCATGTCTATAAAAACGCCAAGACCAAATACCAGAAAGGGAGTGAAAAGAAACTGATGGTTTATGAAGCCAACGGTGGCGTGAAAAACGAAATGAAGTCTGCTGGTGCTGAAACCAGCGCAGATACGCTGAAAGTTAACACGCGTGCGGCGGATGCCTCTGGTGTGCGGATGAAAACCGATGCCGCATTGGATGCACACAACGAAAAGCAACAAATGGGATCGATGACGCTGATGGGCAGCCCACAGTTGGCGGCGGGGAATAAAGTTGAACTGGTGTCGTTCGGCCAGCTTTCCGGTCAGTGGCTGATCGACTCGGCTCGTCATGTTCTGGAACGGGGCAGTGGTTATACCACCGAGATCGGTGTGACGCGTGGACCGATTACGGCAGGCAAGCGTAAGTCGGACAGCGGAAAAACGCTGGTGACGTACCACCCGAATGGTAGTCAGACAACACAAACGGTTAAGAGTAAAAAGGATGTGGGGTTATGAGTTTATCTCGTCGAATTGGCACGATAAGCGCGGTGGACGAGGCTCGCGTGATGGTGCGCGTTCGTCTACCAGAGTGCGACAATCTGCGTACGGCCTGGCTACCGGTATTACAGCGCAATACGCAGAATAATAAGGATTATTGGTTGCCGGATATTGGCGAACAGGTTGAGGTTCTGCTGGATGGCAACGGCGAAGACGGCCTGGTACTGGGAGCCATTTATTCTGCCGCCGATGTGCCAACGCTGGCAGATAAGGACAAAAGGGCGGTGACGTTCGCTGACGGTGCGCATATTGAATACGATCGCCGAACGCATACGTTAACGATCAACGGCGGCGTGCAGCATATTGCGATTAGTAGCGGCGCTGATGTGGTGATCAACGCCCAGAAAGTCACTATCGATGCGCCAGAAACCACCGTGGCTGGCAAACTCGTAGTACAGGGACAACTCACTTACGAGAGCGGGATTTCCGGTTCTGGCGGTGCCAGTCTTAGCGGCGATGTCAGTATCTCCGGTAACGTCAGCGCTAGCGGAAGCGTCATGGATGCGGGGGGCAATTCCAACCACCACTCGCATTAGCGTTTTCCTAAACCGCTTTACAATTCTTTCTTCTCACCGGGGGCGACAATAGCCCCCTATGAAAACTCAATCTGTTTTTTGGCAACCGGCGCTGCAACGTTCTGGCGACATCGTCGAAGGAACGGCAGATATCATGCAGGCGATTCATATCATCCTGCGGACACCCTGCGGCAGCGACCCACATCGGCCTGACTTTGGTAGCAATCTACATCTGTATCTCGATTATCCGATCGATCGTGCGATCCCGCATGTCGTCAGGGAGTCGGTAGAAGCGATCAAACGATGGGAACCTCGCTGCCAGTTACTGGCGGTTAAACCTTCTGTGAATGGGGCTCACCTGACGCTGCTCGTTAGCTGGAAAACCGCTAACGGCGCGACACAGACCACGGAGTTGTTATGGCGCTGACAGAACCCAATTTTATTGAACGCGACGCGGCGAAGATTACCGCCGAAATGATCGCGAAATATGAAGCTGACTCAGGGAAAACACTCTACCCAGCGCAGGCTGAACGCTTGCTGATTAACCTCTTTGCCTACCGGGAAACCTTAGTGCGTAGTGCGGTTCAGGAAGCCGCCAAGCAGAACCTGGTCGCGTTTGCTCGTGCACCGATGCTGGATTATCTGGCAGAGCTGGTTGGCGTCTACCGTTTGGCGGCGCAACCGGCAAGAGCAGAGCTTCGCTTTACCCCCGAGACGCCGCTAGTCAGCGATTTGCTGATTCCGGCAGGCACCCGCGTCAGCGCATCGGACAGCGTGATTTTCACTACCGATAGCGATGCACTTTTGAAAGTAAACGGCAGTGGCGTCACGGTGCTGGCGACCTGTACTGAAAGTGGTGAGGTGGGCAATGACTGGCTACCTGCGCAGATCAGTACGTTGCTGGATGAGATTGGCGATAGCGATTTACGTGTCGTCAATATCACCAAAAGCAGCGGCGGCTCCACAGAAGAAGAGGACGATCGCCTGCGTGAGCGTATCCAACTGGCACCGGAATCGTTCAGTACGGCGGGATCAAAACTGGCATATCGCTTCCATGCGATGCGAGCACACCAAAACATTGTTGATGTTGCGGTAATGTCGCCCGAACCGGGCGAAGTGGTGCTGTATCCGTTGCTCAGCACGGGCCTGCCGGACAGCAGCATGCTCTCGCTGGTGGAAAGTTTTTGCTCTGACGAACAGGTGCGCCCGCTGACGGATTTTGTCTCCGCTAAATCACCCACACAGGTGGATTACACCATCAGTGCCAAATTGACGCTGTTTAACGGCGAACAGGCTGGCGTCGTTCAAGCGGCGGCGGAGAAAGCGGTGCAGAGCTGGGTTGAGACTCGAACTGCAACGCTGGGACGCGACATTGTTCCAAGCCAGATTATCGCCACGCTCTCCATTCCCGGCGTGTATCAGGTGGAACTCGTTTCGCCATCATTGATGGTGCTTGATGACAGTGAATGGGCGAACTGCACGGGCATCAATATCAGCGTCGTCGGGGTGTCGAATGGCTGATTCATTGCAACTGCTGCCCCCTCCGTTGGCTGCCGATGCCCGTTTCCGCTCGCTGGCGGAGCTGGCCGACCGTTTTGATGACATCGACCTGAATACTCTGCTGGTTTATCTGATCGATATCGCTGACGGCAGCGCCTTGCCTTGGCTGGCTGAACAGTTCTCGTTGTTTGGCGACGGCTGGGAATTGGCGGAATCGGATGACTCCAAACGTGCGCTGATTAAGGCCGCTATCGATCTGCATCGCAGCAAAGGGACGCCCTGGAGCATTAAAGAAATCATCCGCCGTTTTGGTTTCGGCGAGAGCACGCTGATCGAAAATATTGGCCGCCTGAGTTACGACGGGGAAACCACCTACAACAATTTTTATGTACACGGTGATAAAGCGGCATGGGCGGTTTATCGCGTGCTGCTAAAACAACCGGTTACCAACGATCAGGCCAGAATGCTGCGCAGTGCTATCGGGCTTTTTGCCCCGGCACGGTGCCATCTGGCCAGCATCGAATATTGGGAAGTGCCTATCCGCTACAACCGGACGGCAATACACAACAGTAACTACAATCATGGGAGCGCTTAAATATGGCAAATTTGTCAGAGAACCCGCAATGGGTTGACGGCATTTATCAAATCGAAACGTCGGATCCGGTCGTAGGTGGACCGGACGGCGTTTCAAACCGACAGGCTAAAGAACTGGCCAGTCGTACCCGCTATTTGAAAGAGGAGCAGGAAAAAACAGGTAGCGATCTAGCAACACATGTCGCCGCCGCCGATCCACATACGCAATATGCACCAAAGGTGAATCCATCCTTCACTGGCACGCCGAAAGCACCAACGCCAGCTACTGACAGTAATAGCCAGCAGGTTGCAACGACAGCATTTGTTCGTTCTGCTCTAGCGGGATTAGTAGGATCGGCTCCTGCATCACTTGATACATTAAATGAATTAGCAGCAGCACTGAACAATGATCCCAATTTTTCTACCACGGTAATTAATCTATTGTCTGAAAAGTTGTCGGCAGAAAAAAATGGGGAAGATATTCTAGATAAGAATGCATTTGTTAGAAATTTGGGACTAGATTCAGCAAAAAATAATGCGGTGGTTGTAAAGAATATACATGATTTTGGCGCCCGCGATGATTGTGTTGAAGCAAAACAAGCCATTGCAACTAATAACTACAATGCTTTTTTATTAGCAATAAAAAACCGACCTTGTCGTGTTTTTTTTCCATACACAAACACAGGATGTTATAAATTTGATGGTGTATCCGCAGATCTTGACCTTGAAGGCGTAGAGATTGTTGTTGACCCTGGTGTGTATTTTTATACACCGAACGATAACAATCGCAATATTATTCGTCGTCCTGGGGGGAAGATTAATCGGTTCACAAAGATTCAAGTTGATGGTGAGTCTCGATTTGTACACGGAATTGGTCCACATGCGGAACGCCATCCAGCAGAAAAAGAACTGGCAGATTCGGTTAACTCAGGGGAATCACATATTCCTCAGGCATTGAATTTTATAAATGATTCAGCAACAACCTTTAAGCTTAATGGAGTATGGCCTAAAGTAGCACTACTCCCCACGACTGATGAGTTTAGCATCGCGGAAAATAGTACGATTTTTCCTTCTCCAGATGCGACATTCTGGGGAAGTATGTTCCCAGCAGTTGTTGGTGATACAGTACTTGCATCATGTCGAGATGGGGGGAAATATAGCTGTGTTTTCATTGAGACAGTAAATGGATGGGTGTTAGTCAGATACACTCGTGAGACGAGAAGTGTCACCGTCTCACGTAGTAATAATGGGGTATTTTCCGAGACAAATCATATTTGGGATGACGGTATAGTTCCCTCGTATTATTTTGATAACGCGATAATCGGAGGGCATATCATTGGTGAAACATCTGTTGGAATTATTGTTAACGGCACAGTAATACTACGTGTTGATACAGATTCTGCGATCTTGTCTGTTGGTTGGGCGAATGGTTATGGACAGAATAACCTCTGCACCATCTCTGATCCAATAATGATGCGAGGTAAAAAATTACATGGCTTGCCTCTGATTAATATTATCTGTATCGGCGATAGTACAGGCGATCGTAATGTCACTATTTATTCGCAGTTTGACTATGCCATGAAATATTATGCTGGATTGGGCGGAGGGCAGGTTGCAAAATTAACAAACCTTGCATCATCAGGTGATACTTCCTCTCAGCAGGCTCAACGACTATTGGCTACTGACATTAGTGGTTACACGTTTTGCTTGATTCAAGTTGGTATTAATAATATTCAACAGCAAAAGGGAGTGTCGAGTTTTCTAGCTGATATAGAGTCTATGATTGATTATTGTAGACGATTCAAAGTTGAACCTATTGTTGGTATACCAGCCATGTTTTACACTCGTAACGATATAAGAACCGCTGGCATCTCTACCGACCATCTTGGACAGCCAAGTGCAAAATCAGAATTGGGTTCACTTTATCGATTGGGCTTAATACGACTCTGTGCGAATAAAAATGTCATGCTATCGTCAAGTGGAGACTCGAACGGTGTTGTGTCACCACGACTTTTGGGTCTTGAGGGCGTTGATCCTATGATGATGGACAATATTCATCAAACCGCGTTTGGAAGCATGCTGATGGGGATGGCTTGGGCACGTACAATGGCTTCGTATTTTATTAAAAATGGGCGCGAGACAAAGCGTAAAGATAGTTTAATTGGCCCTCGCTCAGCCTCAGTAGCCCGGTTGTCTGCCCGTTATTTCTCGGCGGGTGGTGGGGGGGACGTTCCTCAAACCCCGCTGTATTCGATATCCGATGATGGGAAACTAATTACGTTATCATATTATCTATCGCGTGGTACTGCTGATTGGTCTGGTGATGTAATTGTTGGAAAATTGCCAGCTCGCTTGCGACCAATGACTGATCAACGATTTCTAACACAAGGAACAAATAGTGGGATTATTCCTGTTGGAGGTCTAGTTAGTGTTGTAATTACACGAAATGGAGATATTAGATTACTCGGTGCAACAAATGATTGTTATTTTGTTCCATTTAACATTACTTATTCAATTTGA